AAAGGTACTATGCCGTTGTAACTGGATACAAAGTCAGGGTCTATCTTTTTGATGACTCCCCATAGGTAGTTGTTGATGTAGACTGCTGCTACGTCCAGTTCAGACAGTAGAGTTGGATTCCTCATAGTGTAACGCTCCCCTTGATGCTGTAATATCTTCTACCGTCCATTATACCAGCACCTCGTCCACCCTTACCTCGGAACTCATCCATAGTCTCCAAGTCTGCAAAGATGCGACGTAGGACACCCTGCGATAGGTAGGAGCCAAAGAACTCTTCCACTACCCTACCGAAACTGCCTGCGACGGCATCTCCACCGGGATTTGCTATGTAGATATCCTCAGTAGTGAAGACCATCTCTCCATCGTCCCCTTCGAATGCCAGCACGCCACCATCGTTGGGGGAGATAGTCACGTCGATACTATTCTCCATCACATTTGCCTTGTCTACGAACGGGGTATCCGATGTATCCGATGTTGAGGCTGAGGGTAGAAAACTACCAGTAAATCTGATGCTGAATGGAGAGGCGACGGGAGTGATGGTGAAGAGGCGAGCACTTGGATCGCCTACTCTGTTCCATTCATAGACGTGGTGGAGTGATGCTGGGTCTGTCTGCGCAGCGAGGTCAACATAGCGATAGAAGATGTCTGCGATAAGGGCACCAAGTTCTTGGTTGAAGGCCATTCTATTTTGTTCTATGCCCGTCATAAACCCTTCGGCATAGTCGGTGAAGTCCTTTACCTGCTTGTTGAAAGCATTAAGGTCGAACTTGAGCGTAACCATACGGCTCATCCTCAAGGTGCTGGTTCTCTGACCGGGTAAGCAGCAGTTTGTAGTATTCTATTTCGTTCCACGGGTTGACGAATGGCTCAACACTCAGCACATCGTGGAGTAGTGGCCTACCTGCCAGTTCTGCCTGATCGTGTGTCCATAATGACTTTCCATCTGCGGTGATGTCCAGCACCAGCATCTCTGTGATGGGATGGTAGTTACCCTGTGCGTCTATGCGAGGATCAACCTTGGTGCGAGCATTCAGTTGCTTCTTGTAGAGATACTCTCGCTCGGCTCGTAGGGGCTTTAGATCGACTGTGCCCATTACGTTGGCGTAGCCCCGGAGCGTCTGCTGGTTTGTCTCCCAGTTGTGTTCTATCTTCCCCAACTCTGTCTGCCGCAGGGTAGAGTAGGCAATAGTCAACTGCATCGAATAGAGAAATCCACAGTCAAGGATGCCCATTAGAGGACGCCGATCCTACCAAGGACGGTAGTGTTGTATTTTCCAAGGATGTCATCTACTATCTTGTTTCCTGTACCGGCGTGGGCACCAGAGGCAAAACGAAGTTTGAACTGATCGGTGGAATACTCGCTGATGTATCTGTTGAGTTGGTCCATCTTGCCACACTTCATATCGTTGAATAGCAGGTAAGCAGCATCCTTGATGTCCTGTGGAACAGCGCCACCATTCATCTGTAGAAGGAAAGCGAATGTGCTGTCCTTGGGGAAGAGCCCTCTTCTGGTGTGCCCGATGAACTCCTGTCCTCCGAACCATCCATAGGTGTCTGTGTCGATGTGCCCGTCATAATGAGAGGCAGCATGGACGCCTGCGAGCCTGTTCCACGCACCGTTCCACCCTGCGGTAACAGCAGTACCGTCATAGGACAGCCCATACCACACGGGCCACCGCAGGGCGCTGGGGGTTTCGAACACCATCACGTTGTTCTCCCACACCTTGAAAACCCCGGTAGTCCCCATAGGCACAGGGAAGTAGTCTGTTCCCAATCCCTCTCCCTCAATCTTACGGTAGGATACACCGAACTGCCCACCAGTAGCAGCGTTGATAATCGACACTACCAGACGAGCATAGAGTTTGTCCTCTTCTGTGGGGTTGGCGGGTAGGTAGTAGGGTGTATTTACTGAGAGTGTCTCTACCTGCCACCCGTCCTTGTCATTAGGTCCTTTGCCATAGGTAGTCAGCACCATCTCATAGTCACCATCGGCAACGTAGGCAGGAATCTCAAACTCAAGTTCACAATTGGTAGTCGTGTAGGCATAGGGCCACACGACACTATTGCCATTGAGTTCGGCTATGAATTCATAGTGTATTCCGTGAGCGTTGAAGAGTTTCACATATACTGGGGTTTCGATCCACACCTCATGCCCGTTGGACATCTCTGCCTCAACTTTGATGGTGCTGCCTAGTTGCCTCAGTATGCTGTGCTCCATTACTTCCTCCCGTAATACTCCTTGAGTTCCTCGTCTGTGCATCGACGGATGCCCCGCTCCAATAGGAAGGGCTCTACCTGTGATGCCCAGAGAAGGTTGTATCCCTTGTTTACCCCGCCGATGCCGATGAGGTAGAGACTGCGATCAGACCAGATGACTTCCTTTTCCCTTACAGGGGGAGTATAGTCAGACTTGGTAGCCTTCTCTACCTTGGGTGGACCGATGACGTTGTTGCGCTCTAGCGCTGTCTGCTCTACCTCTGTAGTGGGAGCAGTGATTTCTCCTTCACTCATAAGGTCACTATCAAGTTCATCGATGAGTTTGAGAGCGTCGGCCTTGGTTACTCCAAAGGGTAGAACGATTTCCTTCTCGTCAGCATAGGCTCGTATGGCCTTCATGTTGCTTGACTTGGTTGGCTTAGACATTTATCCTCCTGTAGGTGTTAGGTCTATTATACCAGAAAAGCGTTTGGGGAGGCACCCGAAGGCACCTCCCCGCACGCGGTACGCTAGTTTTACGGAGCGTCTGTTGCTGCGTCCATCCAAGCAACTGCGTCCAGTTCTTCCATGTTGATACCGAACCGGATGTAGACAGTGTACTCAATGGTGTCCTTCTTGGCGCGGTACTCACGGTTTACCGTGATGTCGCGCTGTAGGCCCCATACGCGGTTGTCTGGGAAAGACAACTCAACGTAGTCCTCCTTGAAGAAGGGAACCTCTAGGACTGGAATACCAAGAACGCGGGTTGTGCGAGCAGGCCCAAAGGTCTGGTCTGTTCCACTTAGCCAGTTGTTCCGGTAAGCCTCTGTTGCTACGTTGTTGTCGTAGGATAGAGGGCCAGTTCCGTTGTTAGCAACGATGTTTGCAAAGGTGTCTGTTCCACAGTAGAACTTCATGCCTGTGCGGATCGCACGGTACTTGCGTGGGAGCGCTAGGATGAGACCCTGTAGGACCTCTGGCTTCCACTGGGTAATGGCTGGACCAGTCGTACCGGGAGCGGGTGTGCCGGTTCCTGCTGGGTTCTTGGCCTCGTGTGTGCCACCGCCTGCGCCTGCACCGATGGACTGCTGGACAATCTTGACGAAGCCGTCCATGATGCTTGTGAAAGCATCATTGGAGCCCTTGTCGCCATTGATAGCGAGGTCCTCAAGGTCATTACCGAATGCGTTAGTCATCAGGCGAACCAGATGGTCCTCAAATGCTGCACCTTCGATGTTGTCCTCAAGTGACTCAGTAGAGAGTTCCCAGTCAAGACGAATCTTTGTGGTTACTAGTTCTACCTTCGTGAATCGTGCCCCAGCATTGACGTAAGTGTCGTCTGCTTGGTTTGCCGCACGGATGACGCGCTCGCCAACGTTGACCTTCTCAATCTCCATTGTGTTCGCACGCATCGTGACCTTGCGACCATCGTTCGCCAGAACGGTTGCGTTCCAGACATAATCGATGAAGCGCTGTGCCTGATCGTAGCGCAAGCGTCCACCGACATCACCGCTAGGGTTTGAAGAGTTCTTCCCACCGGGATAGTTCCCATCAAACTGGTTAGAGGCTTGACCTAGGAATCCCCAAGTCTGTGGCTGATTGGCGTTTGGGCCTGCCACGGCTGCGCCGTCGTCAAGGTTGCCTACACCACCAGCAGCGAATACGCCTGAGGCATGTACGCCGTATCCGTCTTCTACTGCTCTACCTGCGAAGGTAGCGTCTGTAGAAATTCCGTCTAGCGAATGCCCCTGCTCGGGGCTAGCATCAGGACCAGCAGGCTCTGTCCCCATCTGGGTACGCTCTGCTCCTGCCTTTTCAATCTTTGTGTTTTCTGACATTTTATGTCACCTCCTGTTAATTTTTGTTTCTATTGGAATAGGTCGGACTTTGTGAGGAATACGCCGTTCCATAGTGATTTCTGAACCTTTACAGGTTCGAACTGCACGACATCTCCGATGTCGCCAGACTTGCGGAATGCTGTGTCCTTTTCTACTGACTGGACACGCATTCCAAACTCATTAATTCCACCCTTGACTGATTCCACCTCGGCCTGAACACCGGAGATATCCTTCTGTAGGCTGTCTACCTTAGCGTTCAGTGTGCTTACGGTGTCAGCAAGAGCAGTAATGACCTGAGTAAGTTGTGATTGGAGAGACTTGACTACCGCCGTTACTTCGGCAGCAGGATCGGCCTCTGGCTCTTCTGGTGTTTCTGGGTCTGCGGGGTCCTCAACCTCCACATCACCTTCTACAGCCTCGGCAACCGCTTCGGCAACTACGTCCTCTGGGGTTTCTGCTTCGATCTTGGCCTCAACCTCAACTGACTTCTCAAGGTCTGCAACGACCTCGGATTCTACTGTATCTGTTTCCATACTGTTTACCTCCTTTACCTTTGTTAGCATCCCCTTGACTACCTCGGCCCTGTCGGCATCGTTTGTCTCTACGAAACCGATAGTGCTCATCTCCTTGTCACAACGAGGACACTCGGAGGTGTGTGAAGTGGAAAGTTGGACTACATCGTCATCAGCGCACCAGAAGACATTCTCTATGAGAGCGGTAGCGAGCATTCCTGTCGCTACCCCCTTCTGAATAGAGAGGATGTTTGCAAACTGGTTTGCTGGGTTATCCACAAGGGATAGTTCATGTAGGTCGTATTCCTTGATGATTCGCACAGGCTTATTGAGTCTCTCATCAAAGACGGTCTCGGTCTTCTTTGCTGAACCACCGATGGAGAACCCTGTGAGTGTTCCATCAAGGACCTTCTCCCAAGTGTCCTGTGCGCCCTTGCTGATGTAGGCAGAGACATAGATGCCGTCATAGAACTGCTTGGTGTTGGTGTCGTAGTAGACATCCTCCTTGAAGGAGAGTGCCTTTCCTACTGCGAGGTTTGAGTGCTGCTCTCTGATGTTACCCCGCCAGTTTGAGAATGCCCTGAGAGAAGCCTTGCCGTCGATGACATCATCCTGCTCATCTGGTGATGCGACAGTAGCCCATCCAGAGACAACTCTACGCTCTCTGTCTACCTTCTCAATAGGCATAGAGATGCGAACGTCGTCGCCTGTAACATTGAAGTGTGCCTTATTAATGTCCATGCTGCCTCCTATTATACCATCCGTTTTCACGAACGTAATACAACTGTTATTTTCCTTGCACCGCACGGCCTTCGCCCTTGGCATTACGACCAGTAGGCGTGGATGTGCTGTCTGTTGCGTTCGTAGCACGAGCAATTGAACGCTCGTCTGTGCCCTTCTCATCATTCTTCTGAGAGGCAATCTGCTTGGGTGCCTGCTCAAATACCTTGTCCCCACCGGGGAGAGGACCCTTGCCCAGAGACTCTCTTACTTCGTTGGGAGTGATGACCTGATCCTTAAGGTAAATGTCATCAATGGCAGCCTGTGCTGTCTCGTCTGTGAGAGTGAACTCATTGAACTTCAACTCTAGGATGTCGCTCTTCTCTCTGATGACTCTGGCGATCTGCTTTTCCAGTCTACCCTGCGCTGGGCGTGCTACTTGCTCCTTGAAGGTGCGGTCCTGTGCGAGGGCAGCAGCAAGGCCACCAATGTCTGTCCCACCCAACTTGGATAGGGGAACTTGGTGTGCGGTGAGGATTTGATCCCTATTGGTCTTCCGATACTTGTCGAAGGACGCTTCCTGAACTTGGTTCTCTACCGCCTGCATGTTGAACTCTACCTTGTTCCCATCCTGATCGGAGGGAAGAGGAAGGAAGAGCGAGCGATGGTTCTGGCCCCGTAGGTTCGTCTGGAAGAAGCGGAACATCGTATCCTCTGCATCGGCAGAGAACTTCGCACCCTTCAAGGTGATGACGTAGCGGGGGACTGCCTTGTTTTCAAAGTAGTCGATGTTGTACTGCTCAGCCATAGTGTCGCCTATCAGGGCAGACATAGCAGAGATTATATCCGGTACCCCGTAGAAAGTGTTGATGGGAGAGTAGGACTTGAAGTGGATAATCTCGTTGGGACGAGGATCATTGGTGATGGGGTTGGGGTTGGTTGCTTGGAAATTGCGGAAGTAGACTACTAGGTTGCTAATGATTTGAACGTAGCCGTCACGCAGTCTCCGTACCCGCATCGTGGTGGAGGGGATATGACCGATGTAGCCGATGTCCCCTGTAACGGTACGGCCTATCTCCATGTAAGCGTTTCCTGTTGCTTCCAAGTCTATCTTGATCTTCTCCATTACCCCCGTAAAACTGTCCTCATCGTTGGTGTTTTCCAGCCAGTCGATCATCTCTGCCTTATGGCGTTCGATCTTCTGCTTGGCCTTCTTGGTCTTCTCCTTGTCGTCTACGCTCTCCATCTTAATCATCACATCTCTGGTGGGATGGAATTCATAGCCAAGTCCTACGACGTTGGCTGTCTTGGCGTCAATAGCAGCATGGTTGGCAAAGTTCGTATCGTAGAAGTTAGCCAACTCGTAGAGGTTGTATGGAGGGGTAACTACATCGAATAGGCCATAGGCGGTGCGCATAGTGTCTCCGGGGTTCATGGCCTTGCTACCGGCATCGGCGTGGCCCTGTGGGATCATTCCGCTACTATCCCTGTACCCTGCGGGTACGTCCTTGGTGCCTATTGCCTTCTCTATCCGGCTAGTCTTGCGCTTGAAGTTAGGAGAGATTCCCGTCATTACCTTAAGGTCACTCCACCCCTTCATAAAGGGGTCAGCATCCTTGAATGGGTCTGGGGCAAGGTCATCCTCATCGATGTCCCTTGTCCGTAGGTTAATAATCTGCTCTTCCATCTTACTCTCCCAAGTGCTTTATTGTCTGTTGTGCGTCGTAGACCGATCCCAAGTCATTCAGGAGCAGTTCTCCCTTGCCGAACCTGTCTATCTGCTCGCTGTACTCTTCCTCGCTTACTCGTCCTACCCCCGCTACAAACACGGCCTTGCCGTTGGGGTATCCGTAGTAGCGAGCAGCGCTGGTTATTTCAGAGATAGCGCGTAAGTCATCCTTGCGTGCGGGGATGTTGAGGGGGTTTCCATCATCATCACGAAGCAACTTCTTCTCATCAAGGAGCATCCAGAAGTAGGAACCATACTGGTAGCCTACGAGTTTCTCCTGCCCCTTGCCCTTATCAACAACAGACCACCGGGCATTCTTCACTGCCTTGTGGTTGACCTTGAGCCTGCGAGTTTTAGACATATTTCTCCTTTAGTGGTGCCAATATTATACCACAGGCGACCACTTAAAGGGGTTTACGACTGAAACTTGACCATTCGATGTCAGAAAACAGCACTACTGCGTCCTCTTGTAGCAACATACCGTGCGTATCATCGACTATTGTGCGGTTGGTTCCGGTGTAAACATCGTAAAACATATCAGGACCGATGGGGTATTCGGTGTGTGTTGTCTTGTAGAGCATATCCGATAGTGTGATCGGCTGCCACTTGGCCCAGTTATCAACAGTAGCAGCATCATTATCATCCTTAACCTCTTCCCAAGTGCGCTTGTCCTTCTGGATGAAGAGTTGAGCGCCTGTGGGATGGTGGAAGGAGATGCCGTTGAATACCGCCCCGGAGAGAAGGTTGATGCCTCCAAGATAGTTGCCGAAGTTGATGGGATGCCTAAAGACTACCCCGATGATCGTCCATTCACCCTTGACGAGCACAGGGGCTCCCACCTTATTCCCATCTTGGAAGAAGGTCATTCCCATAGAGGGGAAGGTGAGTGTTCCCTTGGTGACTCCAAAGTCTATTATCCCCGATGGGGCATCAAGGGAGAAGAGTGTCTGCTGGTCGGTGCCTCCCCAGTTCACCCACACTTCAAACATAATGACATCGTAGGACTGGACGAGTTGCTTGTTGATGGGGAGTGTTATTCCCTTTTCAATAGTGTCGTGTGTCCCTACTACCTCTATGCCGCTATCCTGTGTGAGATAGAGGTAGGGAGTGTTGCCCTTGTAGATGCAGAATGGGACCTTGCCACGATAGTCGTAGTAGTGTCCTGCTCGTAGGTAGGGAGAGATTTCATATCCATACCGGGTTCCAATACGGGGGAAATCAAAGTCGTCCAGTACCTTGCTCGCAAGCGCCTGTGAGCGCATTTTGAAGGGAGAGGAAAGGATGCCGTCTATCTCTATCTTGTGATGGAGGACGACAGCGGTGTTGTGGATGCCCAGTCGCTTGGGAGGATAGATGATGGTGCGGTCAGTTATTTCAAATGCCTCCTGTGAGATGTTGGTCATAGCGCGGGTGGTCATTCCGTTTACCACCAATACCCTGTCCTCGTTAGTGTCCACGATGCGGTGCTTGCCCAGCGAGATGTGATTGGGGAACTCATCCAAGTGCCTAATGATGCGCTTGTTGGTAAGGCGCTGGAAGGTGAGATAGGTTTTGATGGGAGACTTGGAGAAGTCGTAGTTTCCATCCACATCTTGTGTGGCGACAGTGGGGAAGCCCCTGTTGTATTGGATGAAGTCAAGGTCGTATACCTGCTGGCCTTCGGGAGTCCATCCCATCTTGGCGAAGTAGGACAGAGGGAAGTATTCCTCCCAGTAGGCCGATACAGCGATGTCAAGGAAGTAGGTGTTGAACTCCTGCTTTGCCTTGAGTGTGTAGGATGCTGTTGCAGTCATAAACCATTTTGCTTCTACGTCTGACTCTATGACTACCTCCCCAAAGTCGGGAAGCGATGCTTCGCTTGCCTCATTACAGAAGCCAACCCTGTATATCTTGCCCTCAAAGGTATTGACTCCATCTCCACCTACATAGAGTTGGACAAGTGAGGGTGTGCCGAAGAAGCGGGTAGCCAGAGACCCGTATAAAGCGAAAAGTTCCCCTAGGTGAATACCCACCCCAAATGGCTTAGAGAGGTCTACGGTGTGCTCACGGAGCGTGAAGGTGGTGTCTCCACGGTACTCTGCCTTGACCTTATCTTCCAAGAGGAAGAACTCTATCTCATGCTTGCTCGCTGTATTCACAAACTTGAATAGTGTTTGCTTGTCTGGTGTGCGCAGACCCTCAAATGTGCCGTAGATCATCTTAACCGGATCGTTGAGCACGTTGAGAGAGTTGTAGAGCAAGTGGCAGGGCTGCGTCCACGCAGGGTCAGGATGTAGAGTGAAGTAGGTGTCGGGTCGATTATCCGTCCCATTCTTCACTAGGTTCTCCCAGTAGAAGACATCTTCTGTATACCCGCCGATATTGATACTTGGTAGTTTGTAGTTGGGAGTTGATAGGGAGTTGCGAGTGGCAACAAGGTTGTTTGAATACCCAGCATCCCAGCGCTCCACATCGGGGTAGAGTTTCTGTGTAGTGTATTCTGCTACGGGGTAGTCGATGAAAGCGAGTGACGAGTCATAGGCATTAGTATCAACAGCGACACTCTCTACTCCCTGACCCCATACGAAACGACGCTTTGCTACAAGGTCGGGCACGGCATAGGGGAAGAGGGAATAGCAGTCTATCTCAAAGTTTTGGATGTCCTTGTCCCCGAAGAAGCCCACCCAGTCTTCATCTACAGGAGCAAGGTCTATCTTGGACGAGTCAAAGCGCACAGTCGCTACGCGCTCTCCGTTGATGACAAGCACCGCTTGGTCCCTGCGGAATATCATATCAATAAGCATAGGGCGTCCCCACGATCCAATAGGATGCGAGGCAAACTTGTTTCCTATCATCAGGGTGATGAAACCGTCCTTCACATAGAGTCCATCAGAGGAACGGAGAGGTCCCCAAATCTTCTTGGAGGTCAAGGAGTTATTGGTGAGTTTCATCCAGAACTCTACGGTGTAGGTGTTGTAGCGCCCTCCTTGGTTGATGACGCCGTGACCGGGAAGGACAATAGATGGTAAGGGGAAATACACCTTCTGCTCGTATTCATAGAGCAAGTCGTGTACGGTGTGAGGGCTTTTCCAGTCTCCCCAGATATTATCTGGGCCACCATCATTCTTTACCAGCGACCATGACCGATACTCTGCCTTGCTGATGTTGTAGGTCTGTGTAGAAGGATAGATTTTTGTAGAGTTGTCTGAACCATAGACAAGCGGGATGCCGTAGTTCTTTGCCAACAACTCATCGTCTTCTATGAGGTAATAGCCACGCTCATCTGCTCCTGCGTAAGGCACGGCCTCAAGGAGTTTGCAGGTCAGGCCACCGAAGATGGGGTCAAAGTTGTAGTGTGCTTCGTTCCATTCTTTTGTGATTATGGTGGTTATGTCCTTTGTGCCATTCATTACGGTGATGTCTGAAACCCAGTAGTTGAGGTCTACTCCATGAGGGGTTCCACTGAGGCGAATCCAAATCTTGTATTCCTTCTCAGATGAAGCAAACCCGTAAGCGTGTCCCTTCACATCAACCCATGTGTTCTGGGGAATGGAGAGTTCCCCTGCCACCTCTCCATCAAGGTCTAATTTGTGTGGGAGGGTTGATGATGTGGGAGTGACCTTGGGACCGGCATCAGTCTCTATCCCAACCGAAATCTTAGCACCTACTGCGTCTGTCGCTATCCTGAATGAGACATTCAGTTGGGATACCGCACTGATGTTGTGAATAAAGACAGGCGAAACAATATTTAAGGGCTGCTGGACCAATGTCTTAGTGAAGTTGACGCACTTAGCAGGGTCAGGTGGATCGTTATACCCCTCTACGATACCGGGGCCTACCGTCCACGAGGAGAAGTCATTATCATTCATTATCCGGGTGACTTTGACCACTGGGTTATTCACATCGTCCAGCGGAAAGCAAGTGATAGGATGCTCGCTGAAAATACGGGATGCGTAGAGGTTCGACTGCACAGTCATACGTCTATTATACCAGTACAAGGAAAGGCGGCAGGGGTTTTATTCCCTACCGCCCTTCCTCGTCACAACCTATTAACAGGGGTGAAGTCTTATCCTATTATACCACGGACGATGCCTCCACCATCCAAGCAACCACTCTCTGTAAGTCGCCTACTGATGCGTTGTTCTTTATTCTATTCGCCTTGCGTGATATTACATTCACATTTCCTTTGACGTACCCCTTGCTTGCGTCAAGTCTATCAAGGGATGCTGCTGTGTCGGTATTGCCTTTTGTAAAGGGTGTGAGGAGCACGGGACAAACATCGGGCACGACAATATCTTCTATATCAAGTTCAAACGGAATACCCTTTTTCTCTGCCCTCACTTTTGCGCCATATAGCAGAGAGTGCGGGATGTCCCTGCTTCTCTTGTCTTTCATAATGTCCGACCGACACCTCCCACATTTAGAGGTTCTTCCCATTACTCCACTACTTTGTTTATGAAACTCGTTAAGTGGCTTTACCTTGCGGCAGTCGGTACATTCTTTGTGCCCTTCGGGCCACGCCGCCTTCTCTTCGGCAGTCCAGTCCATTTTTTTCGCGCTCACGCCTCGGCAAGAGTTACAGTAGTTTCCTATTCCGAACAGACTTCTTTTTTCTGTACGCTTGTAGTGACTAAAAGGGAATACACCAAAGCACTTCCGGCACTTTTTCATACCCTCTCCCCACGACGCTATTTCTTCTTGTGTCCAATGTCTTTGTCTCATAGAGACATTATACCACACTTGAACACACCGCTGTTTTTGTTCAAGCAACGGAAGACGTATGAACAACAAACTCACCAGTTGTTATATCTACTGGAAGCGCTACGGAGACTATATCAACCTGATCGCAACCCGCTGCTGAACAGGCAAGTTCCTGCGAACCAGTTGTTCCATCAACCTTTTCGTAAAGAGAAAGCATCTCCCACGTTAGACTGGAAGGCATATTCTTTACTGCGAGGGCATACTCAACCTCGCTTATCTCTATGTATGGGGCTTGCGCGTAAGTATGCTCTGTCGCTGGTAGGAAGGACACTCCACCAATAGCATCGAAGTTGTCGAATACCCACGCACCTACGTCCATCCATTCATCCTCGTGGACGTTGATGGTGACTGATGGGTTATGCTCCGTCCAATGCTCACGGTACGCCTTCCATAGTTCCAAGTGCTCAATGGCGGTGAAGTCCTTGGTGAGGGTGGCACCCTTGGGAGCAGCGATGGGGAAGGAGAACACCGTGGTGGTGTCTGGCTTCATTACGTCTGGCTCGTTGGGGATACCGCTGTCCTTGAGGAACTGCGTGAGCGGGTCCTTGTTGTCTGCTCGTACACTACGAAGATAGTATTCTGAATACCATGGGTGAATGCCACTGGAAACACCTGTGAGTTGGGAAACCGTCCCAGAGGGCTTTACACAGGTGATAGAGGCACTTTCATTTATACCCAGTCGCTCAGCCTCACCCTTGTTCGCAGACACCGCTACGGCCCTCATAGAGGCTAGGAGAGGCACTAGGCCGTC